CTACAGGTTCTCCTACATTTACTACCACTGGTGGTTTTAAGATTTATACATTTACAGGAAGTGGGAGTATCACTTTCTAATGGCACACTTTGCAGAATTAAATGAAAATAATGTAGTCACACAAGTAATCGTTGTTCATAATAACGAATTGCTTGACAATGGAGTTGAATCGGAAGCCAAAGGTATTGCTTTTTGCCAATCATTATTTGGTGGTAACTGGATACAGACTTCATACAACGCTAATTTTAGAGGCAAGTTTGCTGGCGTTGGAGATATTTACGATGGAGAAAAGTTCGTAGCACCTGTTGAGTTGGGGGAAATTTAATGACCTTTACCTATTCTGGAGACCCAACCACTAGCACCCGTAATAAGGTGCGTTTTCTCATCAATGACACAGACACAAATGATGCTCTATTTTCTGATGAAGAGTTGGATTACCTCATTACCGAGTGGGGAACAAATGTTTACGAAATCTGTCGCGCTGCTTGCGAAACCTTGGTCTCGCGCTTTAGTCGTTTAGCAGATAGCACCTCAAAGAGCGTCGGAGACATCTCTGTTTCTGAGTCCTTTACAGCAAAGAGTAAGCAGTACCAAGACCTTGCCAACTCATTCCTTGACCGTAAGATGCGTAAAGCGCCTCCAACAATGAAGGTTAATAGCAATAGTTTGCTTTCAACCAATGATAGAAGTATTCAAGATTACAATACAGATTTCTACGCTGGTGTCCACGATAACCCAAACAACATCTACGACCAGCGCGTACCTGAGTAGGAGTAATCATGGCTGATGCTATTTACTCCAAGGTTGCAGAGTTCATGACTGATACGGTTGTTTTTACACCCAAGGCATCAGTTGATAAGTACAACAAACCTACCTTTGGCGCATCTAATACAAATATAACAGCAACAGGTCGTCTCATCTATGACACAATTAAGTCTAAAGATGTACAAGGTATTGAAGTCGTAGACATTGGGCGATTTATTACAAAAGGACCACAGACAACAATTACTGTTGGTCATAGAATGGTTGTCGGGGCGGACACTTTTTCTATCAATGCAGTAGACAACATCGCAGATGAAAACGGAGCGCATCACACCGTCATTCGATTTGGGCGGTAGTCATGGCAGATAAGTACACATTCACCCTTGAGGGTGATATTGAGTTGCAAGCCGTACTTTATTCTGCCCAGTTAAACGCTCCCAAAGCAGTTGCTCAAGCGATTTGGGAAGAGGCAAATAACATCTTCGCTAAGTCACAGATTCTCGTCCCAGTTGATACGGGAGTTCTTCGTGGTTCAGGTGGAGTAAGCGCTCCACAAGGCTCTGGTCAAGGCATCTTTGTAGACATTTTCTATGGTGGTCCAGCGGCGCCTTATGCGCTTTATGTCCATGAGATTATTGGCAACTACCATAAGCCACCGACACAGGCTAAATACCTTGAACAGCCATTCATGGAATCTCTTGCTCAAATCCAAAATAACATCTCGCGTAGAATAATCCACATTCTAAAAAGTAGGAGTGCATAATGGCAACAATTCTTGAATCGATAGGCGACTATCTGCAAAACACCTCGAGCGCTTTTGGCGCTCATGCCAGCCAAGGCACCCTTGGAACATCTATCTTTCTTGGCACCTTGCCCGAGACTCCCGATGCGTGTGTTGCTGTATACGAGAACTCAGGCAGTTCACCAGCCTTCACTATGGGCGCTGGAGGCATCCGCATCGATTACCCAATGCTTCAGATTATCTGCCGAGCAGGACGCGAAGATTATCCAACCGCTAGGGACAAAGCCGACACGATTAGAATTCTGCTCGCGTCGGTACTTGAACAAACCATCTCAGGGGTGCATATTATGCGTATTGAACCTATGGGTTCAGTGAACCTACTAGGAGTAGACCCAAAGTATCGTCCGCTAATTTCGGTGAATTTCCGATGTCTAGTGCGAATGTAAACGAGGAGTTTGCTCCACAAGAGAGAGTGGTAGACCCGTATGGCAGAAACGCAACAACCGACGAGTTCCAACGATGCTGGAAATGTGACCGTCTCCTTTTCGAAAGCGCAACGCGCCCGTGGAGTATCCGCTGTCCCCGCTGTAAATCCAAAAATAAATCAGGATGAGTTCGTATCTGCACTTGATGAATTAGTTGGTGTATGGAAAGTACAAGACGGCTGTTCGGTAAGAAGGATTACAAATGAGTTGCCCGAACCAGCACGAACTAAATTCAAGGAAGCATTGTTGAATGAAAAGATTAACTCGGCTCGCTTAGTTGAATTGTTAGCAACTTTTGACATTGCGGTAGGCTCTGATGTTATGCGTAGACATCGTAGAAGGTTATTCGGCAAAGACGGATGTAAGTGTCCCGTTGAACATTGATGATGCTTTAGACAATCTCTTAAAGACTACAGAGATTGCCTCAGTTCAAAAGACTGAGCCTAGACAAAGACAAGCCGAATGGACGCCTGGAGTTACATGGACGGGCGACGAAGGCACGATAACTACACCTCCAGTTGAGGGTGAGGTTCACCCTGATTGGTCGGGCGTATTAAAAATGTGGGGCTTAGACCCTGAACATTTTGCAGTTGTAGAGCCTGTTCTTTTTAATGTATGGGGCGATACTTTAGGAATTCTCAATCGTCAATGGAAAGGCAAAGTAGTTCGCAAAGGGCGACAAGAAACTGCCGACATTGAATCTCTTATTGCAGAAATTAAAAAACACAAACCCCGAGAAAGAAAAGAAATTGAAGGCGGGGCGAGTCTTGTTGTTTGTGCATCTGACTGGCAAGTAGGAAAACGAGATGGCGATGGACTTAAAGGTTTAGTTGGTCGCTGGCTTCAAGCAATCGATGATGTTGAGTTGAGATTAAAGGAATTAAAGAAGTTGGGTCGTCCCATAGATTCCATCACAGTTTTATGCCTTGGCGATTTAGTTGAAGGATGCGATGGTCACTATGAAATTCAGACATTCACAGTTGAAGTCGATAGGCGTGACCAAGTAAAAATTGCTCGTCGTCTTTTGCGTGATGCTCTTATCCGCTGGTCAAAAGTTGTTCCCTCGATTACAGTTGCAGCGATTGGTGGAAACCATGGCGAGAACCGTAAGAATGGAAAAGCCTTTACAACACTTGGCGATAATGATGATGTTGCCTTGGTTGAGTCCGTTGCTGAAATCTTTCAAGCAAACCCTGAAGCCTACGGACATATTAAGTTTGCAATACCTACCGATGAGTTGAGTTTGACTCTTGAAGTTCACGGCAAGATTATTGGAATTACCCACGGACACCTTGCTCGCTCGGGACAGGGAGTTGAAGGTAAGTTGCGTAGGTGGATTGCTGACCAAACACTAGGTCGTCAGAAAATTGGCGATTGCGACATCTTGGTGACTGGTCACTATCATTCATTCAAACTAGCGGATTGGGGAGGAGTCAAATGGATTCAAGCACCAGCCCTCGACGGAGGAAGCGTGTGGTGGAGACAATCGACGGGGGAGATTGCAGATGTGGGAGTTCTAACATTCCTAGTGAGCAGTCGGGGAGTGTCGGACATCCAGTTGTTATGAACGACCCTAGAGACATCGCCATGTATGCCGCTGAGTTGGTCTCAGGAGAGCGTCAGGACGCCTATGGGCATCCCTTGGATAACTTCACTAGGGCGGCGCAGATATGGTCTGTAATCCTCGGCTGTGAGGTTTCTGCCGAGCAGGTAAGCCTTTGCATGGTTGGCATGAAGATTGCCCGCGAAGTCAATCAAACCAAGCCCGATACAGTCGTCGATGGCATCGGATATTTCCTCACCCTCAACATGATTCAAGAAGAAAGAATCCGACGCACCCTTGAATAATTAACTGGGGTTTGATATACTTATCATGTAGCCAAGAGAGGGGTCACATGAAAGAGTTCAGAATCTCAGAGATTGATGTAGCAAAGACTTTATCCAAGGCGCAAAAGATTGCCTCTCGCGGTAAGAGCAAGGGTTTAAGCGGTGGCTTTGAAGTCAGTATCCAATCACGCTTCGAAGAATCAAATGGCGTTCAAAGCGAGTATTCAGTTTTGGTAATTGAAGGCGAACCAGTCAAGTACAACGGATGGCAATTCGTTGGCGTTGCTGAGTTCATTGAAGGTAAGGCTCTTACAAAGAGCATTGCTGGTGGGGTCGAAATCAAATCATCCGATGTTCAGGTTGGCTATTGCGAACATTGCAAAAAAATTCGTTCTCGTTCCAAGGTCATCTTCGTTCAAAACGAAGAAGGAAAGTTGAGTCAGGTTGGCTCAAGTTGCGTCAAGGATTTCCTTGGCTGGGAGTTCAATGCTTCAGCATTGGTTACTGAAGAGGACTTCGAGGAAGAGTTCGGTGGCTTCTCAGGTGGTGGATTCAGCGGATTCGATACTTTGAGCGTCTTGGCTTTAGCAGTCTGCGCCGTTGAAAAGGTTGGCTTCGTGCCTTCAGGTAGCGGACTTTCCACAAAGGAAATCGTGTGGGAAAAACTTAATGGCGGATTCCATGGATTAAACAAATGGAAAGAAATTATCGGTCAGGAAGTTACCGATGCCCACAGAGAAAAGGCTCAGGAACTTCGTGAGTTCGGCAAGGGCTTTGAAGGCGATTCAAGTTACGCCGAGAATGTTCGCCTTGTCAGTGGATTGACATTCCAAAAGTACAACACAGTAGGAATCTTGGTCAGTTTGCTCAAGGCAGCACAGCGTCAGGCTGAACCAAAGATTGAGAAGAAAGTTTACAAGTCTGAAATCTTGGCTCCAGTCGGAGAAAAGGTTGAGGTCGAAGTAACCGTTCTTAGCGAAAACACTTTCGAATCTCAGTTCGGATTGACTACTTTGTACACATTTGAAAGCGGAGAACACCAGTTGAAGTGGTTCTCAAGCCGTGGCTTGAATGTCGAAATCGGCTCAAAGTTCACACTCAAGGGAACAGTAAAAGGCACCGACGAATACAAGGGTGCCTTCTCAACAGTTCTTACTCGTTGCAAGGCAGTCTAAATTTACGATGCGATACACTATGAGCAATGTGCGCTAGTCGCCCGAGTTAGTCGTCTTACCTTTGTGTCCGTGTGACCTAGACGGTTTACTTGGGCTACCCAAGTGCCGTCATAGGAGGTAAAAATGGCTCGCTACCGAGTTCTACTACAGGGTATTGATTACCCACCCAACAAACGCGCTGAAGTAGGCGATATTGTTGAAGATTTACCAGCCACATCTATTAAGTGGCTCACCGAAATTGGCGCTATTGAAGATGCCGATAAACCTGCTAAAGCAAAAATTGAAGAACCTGTAGTTGAGCCTATCGAAGAAGAGCCAGTTGTTAAGGCTCCAGTCGGTTTTAAGGCAGATGCTAAAGATGGTGACAAGGATGGATTCGTTCAAGATGGAACTCCACACCAACGCCCAGTTGAGGAGACTGAATAATGCCTACATTCGCACATGGTAAAAATGTAAATGTTTTTGTTAATGAATTTGATTTTTCAACTTACTTCAATGATGTAAGCGCATCAAGCACAGTTGAGACTTCTGAAGTTTCAGCCTTTGGGTCAAGCGCCAAGGAGTACATTGTTGGTTTGCAAGATGGAACAGTCTCGCTTAGCGGAATGTTCGATGGAACTACAACAGGTACAGATGTATTTTTCTCAACCGCTCTTGGCTCTACCACTAAGGTAAATGTCATTGTTGCCCCGTCAGGTCACTCCAATGGTGCAAACGCAATAGTCCTTGAATCAGATGACACCTCATACGAAGTTTCAGGAGCAGTTTCCGATGTCGTACAGACAAGCGCTGAATTCCAGTCAAGCGACGGAGTTGAACACGGAAAGATTCTTTCTTCAGGTTCAGCAGTAACAGCAACAGGAAGTGGAACATCTGTTGATAACACAGCCTCATCCCTTAATGGCGGAGTAGGCTTTGTAAGCGTTCCAACTAATACTCGTAATGGCAACATAACAGTCAAGGTTCAGCAGTCAGCCGACAACTCAACCTTTACTGATTTGATTACCTTTACAGTCGTGACCAGTACACAGAAAACTTTTCAAAGAGTTGAAGTTACTGGGACCGTAGCAAGATACCTGCGCGTGAACTACACGGTTGCAGGTTCCACAGGTAGCGCCACCCCAGTAGTGGCTTTCGCAAGGAGAAACTAATGCCTACATTCACACACGGTAAAGCCACCGTATTCAAGGTGGACAATTCAGGTGGAACTTTAACTACTATCAGCGATGTGCTGACAGATGTTTCATTCCCACAGACAGTCGAGACAGCCGAGACAACAAGTTTTGGCAGCAATGCAAAGACCTACATTGTCGGTTTGAGCGATGCAACCATTTCAGTATCAGGTAACTTCGACACAACAGTTGATACACACCTAACCGCAGTTCTAGGGCAAGCGGCAACTTTGTCGTTTGAGTACGGACCTGAAGGTTCAGCAACGGGAGATGCAAAGTACACAGGCGAGTGCCTCATGACTTCTTACGAGAAGAGTGGTGCAGTTGGCGATGTTGTAACTTTCTCAGCAGAGTTCCAAGTTACAGGCGCGGTAACACGCGGGCTTTACGCATAATTCATAATTAAATAACAACTTAATAAATCGTGACCAACCTAGTGTCCAAGGAGAAATAAATGAGTCTAAAAGAAGCAATTTTCAGTAGCGATGACATCACAAAGGAACTCGTAGAAATCCCTGAATGGGGAGTAACTGTCGAGGTTCGTTCGATGACAGCAAACGAAAGAGCAAAACTCGGAGAAGGCGCCGCTAAAGGCGACAAGACCGATGTTGCCGCAATGTACGCACTAACTGTTATTGCAACTGTTTATGACCCTGCAACTGGTCTACCAGTCTTTACAACACAGGACAAAGAAGCCATCCTTTCTAAGAATGGTGCAGTTATCGAACGCCTTGCAACCAAGGCTCTCGGCAACTCAGGTTTGTCTGAAAAGGCGGTAGACGAAGCACAAGCACGATTTCCTGAAGAATCCTGAGCGTAGGTTTCTTTTCGAACTTGCTGAAGAATTAGGTCGGACGGTGGGCGAACTTCTACACGGGAGTCCAGCCCACCGCCCCCTATCTAGTATGGAATTAACCGAGTGGTCTGCTCTTTACATCCTAAGAGGGAAAGAGCGGGAAAAAGCGGAAAGAAAGGCTAAGGCAAGAAGATAATGGCTGAAGTTCCGCAGATGGAGATGCGGGCGCGACTTAGCGCCGATACCGCACAATTCACCCGAGGGATGCAACAAGCATCTCAGGCTGCTGAGGGTTTCTCAAAAACAACAGGACGACTCAACTCAGCAATGGTTGGCTTGGGTGTTGTCGCTGGCGCTGCTGGCGCTTCAATGATTGCTTTTGGTATCAAATCATTTAATGCTGCCGCTCGCGTAGATGAGTTGAATTATGCCTTGGATGCTATTGGTAAGTCTACGGGCTTGGGAGGACAAGCACTCGCAGATGAAGCAGCCGAAGTTAAAGGCATGGGTATTGAGATGGAGATTGCCCAGAAAGCCGTATTAAAGTTTGCCCAAAATAATCTTGAGTTGGGTAAGGCATCTGACATCGCCCGTATTGCCCAAGATTTAGCAATTATCTCGGGTGAAAACTCAACAGATACATTTAATAAATTAACTCACGCTGTTATTACAGGGCGAAGTGAAGTTCTAAAATCAGTTGGTATCCAAGAAAATGCTGGACAGATGTATGCCAAGTTTGCAAAAAGCATTGGCAAAACTACAAAAGAGTTAAATTACCAAGAAAAACAGCAAGCAGTTCTTGCGGGAGTAATGGCAGAAGGCGTCAAGGTTTTTGGTACTTACGAAGCAGCGATGAAGTCTCCAGGAAAAACTCTTCGTTCTTTTAAGCGTTTGCATAATGAGTTGCAAGTAGCCATGGGTGATGTATTGCTCAAAGCCTTTGGACCACTAATTTTAGCGGCTTACGACCTTGAGAAAGCAATTACAAAAGCAGTTGAAAAAAATGCGACACTTCAGGTAATTCTTCGTGCTTTGCGAGAAGTGTTTATAAAACTCACGCAGCCACTTACAGATTTTATAAAAAAGATTACAGATGCCATTAAAGGCTTTGATGTTATGTATACGAGCGCTGAAAACGCCTCAAAAGGTATAAAGAGAGTCATACCTGATACTAAGGCTCTGGCAGAAAAGTTTGAGATGTTGTTGCCTCCGATTGCTGCTGCAACTGCTGGTCTTGCTACTTTTGCTGGAAGAGGGTTGCTACAAAATCTTCCAATTATCGGCAATATGCTCACTAAATTAAAAGTATTCCCAGTGATGATGGTTGTATTGGCTTTGACTTCAACTCAAGTCCGCAAGGCTTTAGTAAATCTTTTTACAGCCTTTCAGCCATTAGTGCCAGTCTTAGTTCAAATTAGCAAAGTTATGGGAGATGTTAGTGCTGTAGGAGTTATGATTCTTGCAAAAGCAATCAATATCTTGGCAGCAATCGTCCGAAGAGTTTTTAGTTTTATTCAAAAAAATATAGATGTTTTTAAGGTTTTGTTAGGTGTGGTTGGTTTTCTCGCAGTCGCTTTCTTGGCTTACCGAGGAGCAATGATTGTGGCTGGTGCTGCTTCAGCGTTGTACACCCTTTATACGGCTGCTATGACTTACGCTCATCTTCAGTTAATTCCAGCCATCATGGGAGCAAACGCTGCTCTACTTGCAAATCCAATTCCTTTAATTATTGGTCTTGTTATTGCCTTGATAACAGCATTTGGTTATCTCATGGCGACAAATGAGAACTTTAGAGAAAATGTAAAAAATGTCTTTAATTTTGTCCTAAAAACAATTATCTATGTTGCTTCTTCAGTTGTTTCTGCTTTTGGTATATGGGTTCAAGGCATCGCCTTCTTAATTAGAGTCTTTAGTTTCTTCCTTGAGGCGGTTGTGAAGATTTTTGAGGTTATACTCGATATAACCCTTACCTACATTTCTTCAGTTCTCAAAGGCTATAGATTCTTAATTGATGGTTTTATCTCTCTGATGGAGACTCATGGCATCTTCTACGATGTTGTTAAATTTATTTTTAACGCAGTGATAAGAGTTATCACCCTTGTTATTGGCGGAATTATTAAGACTTTTGCTAATTTAGTTGGGGGAGTTGCTGATTTAATCGGTGTATTCAACTTCTTATTCAAGGGTGTTAGGTCAATCTTCTTATCAATCTTAGACGCCATCTCAGGAGTCGGGAATGGTATTTTCAAAATACTTGAAAATGTAGCAAGGGGAATTGGTGACTTCCTTGGCGATGTATTCGATGCTGTGACGGGCTGGGTACGAAGTTTGTTAAGTGTATTCTCAAAGATTCCTAAAATTGGACCAATTGTTGCTGACGCACTTAACGGCGGACTTGATGTTACAAGAAATGCAATAACAGGCATTGCAAGCCTAGGCGTAGACCTTGGAAAAAATGTTTTCAATGGCGTTGTCAATGGAGTCAAATCGACTGTTAATGGGATTGCAAATATCGGAACCAGCACAGAGAAAAGTTTGCGTGGAGTTGAAGCCACATTATCTAAATTCTCTGCAAAAGTAGTTGAGTTTGGCAAAGAAGATAATGGCGCAAAAATGATTGCGTTGTTAGTCAAGGGCGCCAAGGGAGCATCAAGCGGACTCACAACCGTTATTGATGCAATCCAAAAAGTAATAGATGCGCCTCTTTCTACTACTGTTGGCGATTTTATTGATGGCATTGCTGGCAAGGTTGATAAGGCGGGCGAGATGGTTATGGGGCTTGCCGTAACAATGCAAGAGTTCGCAGACAAAACAGATTTCGCAGCAGTTGTCGGCGATAAAATTGGCGACTTTATTGAAAAGATAAAAAATAGTCTTAAAGAAGGACTTGGTTTTGGCGACATCCTTGCCGACGAGAAAAAGAAGTATTCAGAAAAAACAGGTGGAGGAATTACCCCTGACACAGAAACGGATGCTGAAAAAGCGGCGGCGCGTATTAAAACAATCCGTGATGCAATGCAAGCGGGTATTGATTCTATTAAGGGTGTTCTTGATGATTTACAGCAAGCGGCTAAGGATTTTGCAGATAGCCTCAAGGACACAATCGTAGGTTTTGCAGGTCTCAAGAGCATTGAGTTGCCTGATGGATTCATCCCAAAGGCTAAGTCCCTGATTGATAACATGTCTAAAAGATTAGACAAGAGCAAGCAATTCGCAGGTCAAATCGCTCAATTGCAGTCAATGGGCTTGGACTCAGATGCGTTAAAGTCAATTATCGAGGAAGGTCCTATCAAGGGAGCGCAAATTGCTGCATCCATCCTTGGTGGCGGACAGTCAGCAATTGATGAGATTAGTCGTTTGCAAAAAGAAATTCAGTTCACAGGGGCAGTCATTGGTGCCTACGGAAGTGAGGTTGCTTTCGGAGATAAAATTTCTGAAGCAACTAATACTCTTCGTTCACTTCAATACGGTGAGATGAGAACTGGTTCTGCTGGAGGCAATGTCTTTATCGAACAAGGAGCCTTCCAAGTGATGATTGATACTTCAGGTGCAGCCAATGAGGAAGAAAAGGCAAGCATCATTACAAAGCGAATTGAAGAAACCTTTGCAACCTTAGCCCGTCAGTTAGCGAGTAAATAATGGCTACCTATGTTTTAAGACCCAATGCTAACTGGAACAATAATTCTCTTTTTACTATCTCAGGTGGCTCGGGGTCAGTTCATGCAGCCTTGGCAGATAATAGCGATTCAACTTTTATCACTCGAACAAGTAATACAGTCCCAGCGTTTTATGAAGGAGAGTTCGGAACCACGACTCTCTCAGCAACAGAACGAGTTCTTTCTGTAAATCTACGAGCAAGAATTGTAGTTGGAACAGCGGGCAATGCTCAGTTCAGCCTTGGCGTAATTACAGACCGTAACGGTAGAACTGTTTATTATTCTGTACCCATAACCAAACAAAATACCTTGGCTCTTTCTACTGTTGATTTCGCATTGAATATGACAAGCGCTCCAAACGGCGCCGCATGGACTCAGACCCTCATTGATAACTTAGTATTTAAGTTCGCAGATAATGCAACGGCGACGGCTGATAAAACTAGCGTTTATGAAGTCTATGTTGATGTTGTCACTACAGCCCAGCCAACTGTCACTGTTACTGCTCCGACAGGTTCAATCACTAATACATCTTTCCCATCAGTTGTTTGGACATATAGTGACACAGATGGAGACCCACAATCTGCCTATGAGGTAAAGATTTTTGATTCAACTACTTATGGGGCAAGTGGATTCAGCCCTGACACATCAACACCTTCAGTTCAGACTGGGATTGTTACATCAAGCAACACGGGTCAAACACTTGAGGCTGATTTAGCAAACAGCACTACCTATCGTGCTTATGTTCGAGTTGCTCAATTGGCAAACGGTGTAAATTATTTTAGCGATTGGGCTTTCTCGCAATTTAGTTTGGCGGTCAATGCTCCAGCCAATCCATCTGTATCCGCATTTTTTGATACTTCAAGTGATTCTGTTGCTATTACTGTTTTTGGTAGAACAAATGTTTTAAGTGTGAATCAAGCCTCGCTTGAGACAAATGGCGATGGGTGGGTTGCTTTGACGAACTGCTCCATTGCTCGTTCTACCGCTCAAGCCTCCGATGGTTCAGCATCATTATCCGTGACCGCTACAGCAGCGGGAGATGCGATTGCAACTACAACAACAGCAACGGCTTTTGCAGTTAGCGCATCAACAAGTTTTTCTGCCACCGCTGAGTTCAGAGCCAACTCCACAGTGCGTTCTACAGCCGTAGGTATTGTGTGGCGCAATTCTGCGGGTACCACAATCTCTACGACCTTTGGTACCGCTGAGACAGATTCAGCAAGCGCATGGAATCAATGCACAGTCACAGCAACAGCGCCACTTAATGCGACAACAGCCTTAGTTGCAGTCAAAGTTATTTCTGCGGGGTCTAGTGAAATTCACTATGTAGACAAGATTGCTTTCCATGCAGGTACGGAACCATTTTGGACTCGAGGTGGGTTTAGCACATTCTCGTTTGATATTGAACGCTCAGATGATTCAGGAGTAACTTACGCCGCAATCCGCAATAGCCCTGTGAGTGCAAACACTTTTCAAATTGCAACTTTGAACGACTATGAGGTGCCTTTAGATACAACCGTAATTTACCGTTCGAAAGCGAGGGCTGAAATCTAATGGCAGTTTTATCATCAGGTTATACAACCACAGAGCCAATTCAAATTGTTAATCCTGCCGTATGGTCATTTACCGCTATTCAAAATCCAACGATTCGAGTTACTGAACTACGGGTTCAACAACCACTTAATTCTGCAATCGTTGAATCTTACGGAGTTTTCAAACCTCTCGGAGCATCTAAAACTATTGTGGTTGCTACGAGTATTTATGGTATTGATGGCTCTTATGAGTTCACCACCCAAGGTGAGACAGAGTGGAATAATTTATATCCAGTTCTGACCTACCAAGGAATCTTGCATGTGCATGACCCGCTTGGACGCCAAAAATATGTGCGCTTTGTTGATAGAACATGGACTGAGGTAGGCGACATTAACAATTTGATTCGCAACGCCAAGGTTAATTACTATGAGGTTGAGGCTCCTTGATGTATCCCGTTTCTGACGCTTTCTTGTCGTCAGTTCGTAAGTCTCACATCAGCAATGTCAAGATTGAGATTTACGACATGGCGAACAACGAGATTATTAGCACCGCTCAACCAATCTCGGGTGAAGTCACTATTGACTCACGCAGAGACATCAGGCGCCAATGCACTCTTGAGTTCGTTGATAGAGATGGAACGCTAGTACCAACAAACAATCGTTCTTCTATTTTGTTGCCGTACAACCGCGAAATCAAAATTTACCGAGGTGTGCAGTTTGCAGATGGTACCGAGGAATTAGTGCCTCTCGGAGTTTTTATTCTGACAACTGTAGAAGTTACCGATACTCCCAATGGAGTTCGAATCAGTGTTCAAGGCTCCGATAGAAGCCTTCGGGTAATTAGAGCAAAATTTACCAGCCATGATTTTTACATCAATGACGCTACGGCAAAAGAAACAGCCATTGAGCAGATTCTCAAAGATAGATACCCAGCAGTTCAAACTATTTTTCCTGCAACTAACCAAGTAACGGACATTATCTATCCAACTCTTGACCAATCATCAAACCCTTGGAAAGAAGCGCTCAAGATTGCAGAGTCGGCTGGTATGGATTTGTACTTTGATGAAAATGGAACGGCTCGTATGCGTCCAATCCCTGACCCTGATAACGGATTACCTTTAGTAGTTTATGAGGACAATACTGAATCTGTCCTAACTTCTTTGAGTCGCTCGCTCTCAAGCGATGAGTCATTTAATCATGTTATTTATACAGGTGAGGGGACTAACCTTTCCATCGGCGTAATTGGCGAGGCTAAGGATGAGAACCCAGCCTCTCCGACTTATGTTGAAACTTATGGCTCAGTTCCGATTTTCAAGTCATCGCCCTACATCTTGACAGTAGCCGAGGCAGAAGAGGCGGCGATTGCTGAACTTCGAAAAGTAATCGGAGCGCTTGAACAAATCTCATGGGAACAAGTTGTGAATCCTGCTCATGATGTTTATGACCTAGTAAAGATAACTCGTACTCCATCGGGAGTCGATGCTACTTTGATGTTAGATTCAATTACGATTCCTTTGAGTCCACAGAACACGATGAACGCAATTGGAAGAAGTCGGAGATTCTGATGGACTTCAATTATCTTGTTAATCAAATCAAGGGCGACACAATTGCCCCGACTTTACGCCTTCGTCAAGGCAAAGTAATCACAGTCAATGCCGATAGAACAATGAATGTTCAAATTGCAGGTGACACCAATACCTTACCTTCAGTTCGATACTTGAGTAATTACGCTCCAAAACCTGATGACCAAGTATGGCTTTTGAACTCAGGAGCAGACCTGCTTGGCATTGGAATGGTTGCTGGCGCAGATAGAACTCTTGCCCCAGTTGCTTACCGAACTAGCGCCCTCACAGTTACAAAAGATACGAACACCTATGTTTCTTTCCAAGCCGATAATTCAGACGGGTGGGGATGCTGGACAGTCAGCGACCCTACAAAACTTACAATCCCTGTTACTGGTCGTTACATTGCCACCGCATCAGTTTTATGGAAAGGGCAAAATAACGGCTATTGCTCTGTATTTATTGAAAAAGACACACAGGAAATCGCTAGACAAGATGGTGTATTAACAACAAAACAACATGGATACCACATGGCGGTTAGTTCAATACCTATCACTTTTACTAAGGGAGACTTCATTCGTATGGGAGTTCATCATGACCATAACCCTGATAATGATTTAATTCTGAGTGTC